TTAATTTACAGCACATGAACACACAATCTTTACAATAAAATAATTTGGCGTTTTCTGGCGTTTTTTTATTACCATTCATTTATACTTTAATGATAAAAAAAAACGCCTAAATCCTTTTTTTAAAAATATATAAAAATTTTTATCATCTTAATTTTAAAATTGTTCGTTTAGAATAACACGATAAATTTTCAACATCGTAATAAAAAAAATCGGTCAGTAAGGACTATTTTGGCTTTTAAAATTTGGACATTTTTTTTGTCCATTTTTAAAAAGTCAAAATACTTTTCCATTTTCAAAAATAAGTAATTTCCCTTCATATGTAGGGACTGTTTTTTTTGTATTTTTTTAGAATTTCGCCATTTTCCCTACATTATGTAGTGTCATGTCTTTAAGTAGGCAAATTAAATATAAAATTGAAACTACTTAAAGAAGATTAAATAATAATTATAGAGCTTGAGAATGGGATGTAAAAATACCAAATTAGTATATGAAAATCTTTGTAAAAGAGATAAAAATAATATTTCATCTGATTTCAAGCAAAAATATTCTGATAAAACTATTCGTGAAATACGTATTTTTGAAGATACTGAAATCTTTATATTTTATATTCCACTTAACGGTTACAATATTTATTTTAATCGTGAAATAGAATTTATTGATTTTATTTCACAATTAGAGAGACCATTTATACTAGAAATTATTAATAGTAAATATTTTATACGCTTTGTTAATGTCTTACATTAACAAATTATTATTGATAATTTATTTTTTTATATTTTTATTGACTATATTTTTCAAATATTTTCCACATGTTCCACAGTGATCTTCATTTGCTAAATCTATCTTATTATTTAATTTTTCATTACAAATTTTAATATTCCATCTTCCTAACGGAGGAGATTTACTATATGAGTTTAATAATACTCTTTGGACATGTAGTATAATTCTTTTCAACATTATTTTAGATTTGTTAGACTATATTAATATATATTTAACTTGTTTTATTTTATAATACTAGGTGTTTGATATGTAAAAAGGTGTAATAAATCAAATTATCTTATATTATACAAAATATGAACCACCATAGCTGATTGAAAAAGTATTGTTTATTAAAGCTACTGTTAGATTTGAAAGAGTATTACTAGCAAGATTTGCTCTATATTGAATACTAGCATTACTTGAATTTGTAGTGCTGTTTAAGAAAAATGAAGCGACATCTTGTGTGGTAACATTTTGCTCTATACTACCTATGTTTAATGAAGAACCTACATTAGCACTAGTTGTTACCGGTAAAGAAACTGACAAATTTCCTGCAGCCAATGTTCCTTTTCCGGATACTGTTGATGTTGTTGTTGCACTGGATGTTGCTGTTACCTTAAATCCATCTAATGTAAAAACTTCTGCATAACCATAAGCAATAGCTGTATATATTGTTTCTTCCATCATAAATATGTATAATAAAAGATTTTATTATTATTTTTAAATATTATTTTTAAAAATAATTATGATAATACTATATAATATTTACTAAATATTATATAAAATTCAATATTAAGTCGCATACAATAATCCAGCATTTCCACCAACAAATATTACCATATTCACTCTTTCTTCCATTAAATACATATTAAAGTTATAATCATAAATTCTCCAAGTTGGTTTATTAATACCAATTATATCACCTGTATTTGGATCACAAATTGTTAATACTTGAGCATAAGGATCTGCGGGTGGTGTTATAGTTGTAAATTCGAGTTGTATATTTGTAAAACGACTCATATTCATCGCACCTGATGGCTGATATGTAAAAGGATCGGTATTTAAACAAAAATTATAACAATACAAACCAGGTGGAGCAAATGCTGCGGTTCTTACATATTTCTCTACAAAATTATAAACACCTGCTGGTAAAATATTTTCCCTATATTGACCATCTAATAATATACCCATCGCAATTAAAATAGATTTTATATTTTGTGGATTATAAACTCCTGTTACATACAAACCAGATAATGTTCCATTTGGATTTAAACCAGGTCCTAGAAGAGGCGGTCCCAGTGGATCTGGATTAGGATAATCCCCAGCTGTTGGTGCTGGAGTTATATCTTGAGGCATGTATTCATATGGCCAATTAGTATAGTTAGACCATTGGTTTCTCAAATTTGCATCGCTTCTTTGAAAATAAAACATCCAACTTATTACCATACCCATAGAGTCTAAATCGATTTTATTTGCTCCAGTTACATTGTAGAAAGGTTTTTCGTAAATTTGTTTGATCAAATATTTTTGTTCATTCTTAGCAAATATTGTCGCTTCATCATTTGAGAGAAAACAATAAGTACAATTTAAATTGATATCAGCAAACCAATTTGTTCTTGTATCTACATACGAAGTAGATCCTAATTCTTCATCAGGAGGTGTTTGTAAAAATCTATAGAATTGCATATAAAACTGATTAAAATTAGGTGCAACAACTGGATAATTATTTGTATAATCCTTAACATCTCTTATCGTAAACCATTCATTAATAGGTCTAAATGACACATTAATCCATAATTCATTATATTGAAGTGCTACTAATGGAAAAGCTTGTGTAGAGAGAAGACTAAACCATGAACCGAGTGGAATCCATAAGGTGCGTCCCATAATTGATGGTTGAGCACCGGCTGCGCTCGTTGTGTAAAAAGCATTAGGATACGCATTGACACGAGGTTCCGCATTTGCAGGGTCATTTAATTCCGGTACATTTCCGATCATCTCGTTAAATAATGCTAATTTACTTCCAGGAAAATCTCTTTGTGCAGAAGCTAAAATATATTGACCTGAATATTGTTGTAGTTGTTGATTACCACAATTGATACTAATTTTACTGATGATTTGTGCTCCTAAATTTTTGATCCATTGGAATTCATAAGGAGCCCAGTCTGTATACCCTGTTGTGCCGTCAGGGTTAGTATATTCTTCTGGTGGCATAACTGGAGACCAAATATTAGGTAAAGTTATACAGATATAGCAGTCCATAAGTAAGTCTGCGTATCTTTTGATCTTGAATGTGAATGTACTTTCCGTAGTTAAATTTAATTGAGGTGTGCCTTCATAGTCAATTCGAAAATTTTGCTTACCATAATTGGTGTATTTCTTATATATACATTTAAAAAATGATTTTTGAGGGTTGCCGTTAAGTATTATATTTTGTTGTCCTTGAGACACTAACTGCATTAAGCCACCAGCCATATTAAGTATATTATATAACAATTTTTTAATTATTTATTTCATCATAATATAATTTATATTAATTTTAATAATTATAACAATTATAATAATAATTCTGTATTTTCTTCTGTGTTGAGACTTCCTAATATATATAAAGAATCAGACTCAATATTTTCATTCGAAAAAAATAATATCCTACACATTTCTCTGAAAACTTTAAAAATAAAAAAATAAAATACCAATAATATATTAGTAATGTCAACAACCAACTCAAATGATTATTTAAGCGCAATTAAAAATTTAGATGAAGAATTTCAAGTGTATATGATAATGGCTTTTACATTCATTGTTTTAATTATTTTTATTGGTTATATGATTTATTTAAGTAGACTTAAAAATGCTGAATGTGATCACATGAATTCATTATATCCAAGTGTTGATGGAAATTTAAGACCTATCACATCTGGTGATCCGGATTGTAGCGGAAATTTATTTGATTATTACATTAAAACAGCTTATAATGCTTGTTCAGGGGGTAGTTATAAAAATGATTTTGTAGATATATGTAATTTAAAAGCAGTCATTAAGCAAGGTGTTAGATGTTTAGATTTTGAAATATATTCAGTAAATGATCAACCAGTTGTCGCAACTAGCACAACAGATAATTATCATGTTAAGGAAACATTTAATTCTGTTAATTTTGGCACGGTAATGGAAACTATTCGTAACTATGCTTTTTCAGGTGGAACATGTCCAAACCCAACAGACCCTATTTTAATTCATTTAAGATTTAAGAGCAATAATCAAAAAATGTATTCAAAAATAGCTGAAATTTTCAAATCAAATACTGATATTATGATGGGACCAAGTTATAGTTATGAAGCAGAAGGCAAAAATTTAGGAAATGTTCCTTTATTGACTCTCAAAAATAAAATTATATTAATTGTTGATAGAACAAATACCGCATTTTTAGAAAATGAAGACTTGATTGAATATGTAAATTTAACAAGTAATTCTATATTTATGAGAGAATATGATTTCTATAATATAAAAAATAATCCAGATATAAATGAGCTTACAGATTTTAATAGACGTGGTATGACTATTGTTGTTCCTGATAATGGATCAAATCCGGCTAATCCAACTGGAATGATATGTAGAGCAAGTGGATGTCAAATGGTGGCTATGAGATACCAATTTGTAGATAATTATCTTATGGAAAATGCTTTATTTTTTGATAGAGCAGGTTATGCATTTGCGCTTAAACCAGTTGATCTTAGATATCAACCAGTTACTGTTCCAGCACCAACTCCTCAAAATCCTGCTTATTCTTATGGTACCAGAAATGCTTCAACTGATTTTTATAGTTTTAATTTTTAAATCTTTAAACAAATATTTAGGATCTAATATAACCAGTCAACAATTTTAATATCATCTATTAAATATTTACGTTTAATTACATTTATTATAACACGATGTGAAATTTCCCTACAATAATCTCTAAATTTAATTATTTCTTCAAAAATATTCTTAAACGTTAATCCAGGACTCCAATTATTGCTACATAATATAGATTCACAGCAAAAACACTTTATGCCTTTATATTCAATTAACGCATCAATAAAATATTGTGAACTGAGTTTTTGATGATTCAAATATAAACAATCATTTATTTTTAATTTAGGAGGTCTAAACGGGTAATCAATAGGGAGTGTAAATTCATATATTTTATTATCTATATTATTTTGAATAGTTATAATATATGTATTTATGTTATACAATTTATTATAACATTCATGGTTTATAGATAAAATATGAAATAAATAACCATTTTTTTGTAATAGTTCTAATTCACGTTTGATTCGATTACGTAAACCACATGGATTTATAGTATCTAATTGTTCATTATTTTCCATTATAATATTAAGTAATATACTTAATATTATTTAAATTTTTTTAATTCAATAATATAAGAATGCCAAAAGAAAAAAATTTATGTAAAGATTTGTCATTTGCGGATTGCGAAGTAGCAATTTTGCGTATGGCAGTAGATAAAGCTGAAGAAAAAATGGGAAGACGTGTTGTAAATTCTGATGATGTACAAAAAATAATTGATATAGTAGAGGAATTTATTAAACGAAAGAAATTAATTTGCTATGGTGGAACAGCGATTAATAATATTTTACCTGAAGAAGATAAATTCTATAATAAAGAAGCAGAAGTACCAGATTATGATTTTTTCTCTCAAGATGCGCTACATGATGCCAAAGAATTGGCTGATATTTATTATAATAAAGGATTTATTGATGTTGAAGCAAAATCAGGACAACATTATGGAACATACAAGGTTTTTGTTAATTATATGGCAGTGGCTGATATAACCTATTTACCAAAGCCAATTTATATTGCTATTAAAGATGATGCCATGAGCGTTGGTGGAATATTGTATGCACCTCCTAATTTTCTAAGAATGTCTATGTATCTTGAATTATCTAGACCAGCTGGAGATATTAGTAGATGGGAAAAGGTGTTAAAAAGACTGGGATTATTAAATAAAAATTATCCAATAACTGATATTAATTGTAATGATGTTAATTTTCAACGTGAAATGGAGCACAGAGTGAACGAAGATAAAGTGTATGAAACCGTAAAAAACACATTAATCAATCAAGGTGTTGTCTTCTTTGGTGGTTTTGCGAATGTACTTTATTCGCAATATATGCCATCTAATTTAAGAAAAAAAATAGAAAATATTGCGGATTTTGATGTTTTATCCAATAATCCAGAACAAACAGCGGAAGTTATTAAAGAACGATTAGGTGATAATGGAATTAAAAATATAAAAATAGTTAAACAACCAGCAGTCGGAGAGATCGTTCCTGAACATTATGAAGTGAAAGTGGGAAAAGATTCTATTTTATTTATTTATAAACCCATCGGATGTCATAGTTATAATGTATTAATGATGAAAGGTAAAAAGGTAAAAGTAGCTACAATTGATACAATGTTGAGTTTTTATTTAGCTTTTTTATATGCTAATAAACCATATTATAATCAATTTATTGATAGAATTCTTTGTATGTCAAAATTTTTATTTGATGTTCAACAGAAAAATAGATTATCACAAAAAGGTTTATTGAGACGGTTTAGTATTACATGTTATGGTCATCAAGAATCAGTTGAAGAAATGAAAGCTGACAAGGCTGCTAAATATAAGGAGTTTAAAAAAGGTAATAATAGTAAAGCCTTTGAAGAGTGGTTTTTAAATTATAGACCAGATGATATAAAAATCCAAAGAGAAGAAAATAAATCTAAATCTAAAACTATAAAGAAAAAAAAGCAAAGAAAAACCAGTAAATATGGTATTTTTAATATATATGGCTCAAAAAGTCGTAAAAATAAAAAAGGAATTTATTAACCTTGTGTACTATGGTCTTTTTCCATTGTACAGAAACCTCCAGGACAATCTTCTTGAACACTATTCTTATTTTGGTAATATTTATAGATAAATATCCCAATAATAGCAACTACTATAGCGAGTCCAATATATATAAACATAGCATAAT